CTATTATTGCTGAAAATTTACAAGGAGACGATTTAATTGAGTATTACACAGAAGGAGTAGCTAGAGGTAAATTTCAAGATTTAGAGGTTTTAAGATAATGGATAGAGATCAAATTTTAAATGCAATAGCAGAAAGCAGAAAAGTAAATGAACAAGTTAAACAAGCTGGACAAGAAACACAAGTAGAAGATCCTACACTTGCTAAAGGTATTGCTAGAGCTGGATTTCAAGGTTTAACATTTGGTTTTGGAGACGAAATAGAAGCTATAATTAATTCTATTGGAAAAGATAAAACTTACGATCAAGCTATTAAAGAAGTAAGGGCAAAAATAAAAAGATTTAGAGAAACAAACCCTGTAGCAGCTTATGGATCTGAAATTGCTGGTAGCATACCAACAATGCTTTTACCGGGTGCTGTTGCTGGTAGAGCAATAAAAGGTGGTACAAAATTAGCTGACGCTGCAAAGAAAACCAGCAGAGTGAAAAAAGCTACAAAAACTGGTGCTATACAAGGTGGTATTTATGGTGTTGGTGCTGGTGAAGGTGTAGAAGGCAGAGCTGTAAGTGGTACTGTTGGTGCTATTGGTGGTGGTGTGTTAGGGGGTATCTCTGCAAAAGTATTGCCCAAAACAACAGAAAAAGCAAAAGCACTTATGAAAAAAGATATTAGAGTAACACCCGGTCAGGCTTTTGGTGGTGAAGGCAACATTGTTGGAAATGTTTTAAGAAATTTTGAACAATCAACAAGTTCATTAGTTGGTGTTGGTGATCCTATACAAATGGGCAGAATAACTGCATTAGCAGACTTTAATAGGTCAGTTATAAAAGAGGCTTTAGAACCTATTACAGGCAAATTATCAATCAAAGAATTTAATAATTTAATTCCAAAAAATTTAACTGGAACACAACTTTTTCAAGCAGCAGATGATTATGTAACTAGATCATACTCTGATGAATTAGCAAAAATATCTTTAAACAATAGTCAGGTAGGTATTCTAAAAAATACAATCTTACAAAATATCGGTAAACAAAATATAAGTAAATTAAAAAAAGATAGAGTCATTAAAGAAGTTAATGAACTTATAAATCAAAACACTACAAAAAATGGTATGTCCGGTGTTAATTTTAAAAAATTTGAAACAGACTTAGGAAATTTAAGCCTCTCTTATAAAAGAGCTACTGGTGGTGATATTTTACTTTCTAGGATTGTAAATGATGCAAAAAAAGATGCTAATACAATTCTTTTGTCTGCAAACCCTTCATCTCAACTTTCCAATCTTAACAAAGCAAAAGTAGGAATGAGTGTTGTTCAAATTGCTACAAACAAAGCAAATAAGAATCAAGGTATTTTTTCAACATCACAATTTCTTGATGCACTAAAACAAAATGATAAATCTTTTTTAAAAAAATCTACAGCAAGAGGAGAGGGTTTTTTAAGACAAAGTGCAGATGAAGCACAAGAGGTAATTGGTAATTATCTACCTGATTCAGGTACAGCTAGTCGTTTAGTTACTGGTAATATTTCTGTTGAGCCTCTTAAGGCATTACAATACGCACCAGCCACAGTAGTATCAGAATTAGCTTATGGTGGCCTAACAAGAACTCCAGTAAGGGGATTATTACAAGCACCTACAGCATTGTCAGCAGTCACAAGACCAACAACAAGTGGGTTATTAGGTGCATCAGCAAATGAAGCATTACAAAATAGAGGAATATTACGATGACAGTATCAAATTTTAGTACGACAGCCAGTAACAACACAGCAATAAATGGTGTTAATATATCAGAGGGCATGAGTCCATCTGATGTAAACAACGCTTTGCGTGAGTTTGCAAAAGACATTAGAACAGTATGGAACGACAAAGAGTGGTTTTTATTAGGCGATGGTGATGGAACAACAACCTTTACTAGAGCCTCTGCAACAAGCATTACTGTAGCTGCAAACATTACATCGACATATCATGTAGGTCGTAGAGTCAAAGTTATAGGATCTAATACAGGAACTATCTTTGGTAAAATAGCAACAAGTTCTTTCTCCTCACCGAACACAACTGTAACATTTGTATTTGATAGTGGATCTATAAACTCTGGTGATACCACAGTTCAGGTCTATGTAGGTTCGGTTTTTACAAATCCAGCTAATCCTGTTGTCGATGAAGATAACATGGCAAGTGATAGTGCTATCCTTCCTCCTTCTCAACAATCCGTAAAAGCATTTGTCACTTCAGGCACAGTTACTCTCTCTAACAAATCTATAGCATTAGGCAGTAACACCATATCAGGAACTACTGCTCAATTTAACTCTGCGTTATCAGATGGTAGCTTTGCCACATTAGCTGGATCAGAAACATTAACTAACAAAACACTTACAAGTCCTGTATTAGATACAGCGATAAGTGGTTCTGCTTTTCTTGATGAAGATGATTTTGCATCAGATAGTGCAACAAAGGTAGCCTCACAACAATCTATTAAGGCTTTTGTAGAAAACAAATTAACACAAGAAGATTTAGACATATCTGATGGTTCATCAGCTATTGCTATTGACTTAGATAGTGAGA